ATCCCGCGACGGCTTGCGCTATGCAGTGAATCCTTGGACTGCCCAAACCGCTTCTCTAGTTCATTCCACGGCACCGGCACGCGGCTATAACGTGCTGTGATTACTTCCCGCGTGCGTTCATCAAGGTACATCTCGCAATAATCACGCACCATATCAAGCTGCCAATCACGTTCGGCGTCATAGGTGTTTGGATCAGCGATCAAATCAACCAGCGGTGACTTGTCATCACAACCGCCAGATGGTTTATCAAGGCTCGTCACCTTGAAGGATTGCATCAGCGCATTAGAGATCACCTCTGGTTTCATGTTGAGTTCAGCCGCTAGTTCATGCAGCTTCGCCACCCGGCCGTGTTGCCTGCTGAACTGTTCTGCAGTCTTATGCAGTTTGACCATCATGTCATGCACGCCAAGCGGCAGCCGGATGATCGGGTCATATTGCACCAATGCACGACCGATCGCTTGGCGGATCCACCAATACGAGTAGGTGCTGAACTTATATCCGCGGCTGTAATCAAACAGCTCCACCGCACGCGCTAGACCCATGTTGCCCTCCTGTATTAGATCCATCAGGTCCAGCGTTTGCGTCTTGCGGCGGCTGTATTTCCTGGCGACATGCACCACCAGCTGGAGGTTTGATTGGATGAACTGCTGACGGGCGCGTTCGCCACTACGAAACTCGCGGCGTTCATCAGTGGTCAGTGGTCTGTCGATGGCTTTCAGTTCTTTCCATCGTTGCACGCGGCGACCAAGTTGTATCTCTTGTTGCGGCGTGAGCAGCGGATACCGCGCGATACTGTTGAGGTAGTCATTGACGAGATCAGAAGACATGAGCGGCAATCCGTTGGTTCAATCAATGGAAGCACAATTCCACGGTGCTGCCAATGCGTCAATGCTTCGGCAGCTCTATGCAGAAGGTCAATACACGGCACTACTGGATTATGCACTGCTGCTGGCGGAACAGGAAGCCAGCCAGCACTCGCAGATCCAGTGGTTGATTCGAGAGGCTGCAACAGGCGGTGTACCACCCGTGCAGCCGTGGCATCTGGAGGTTGCTAGGGAGTTGCTGGGCGGGAGAGGCGAGGGTTAGTCAGATCAGCGATATAGCCGCCATTCCGCCAACCTGTTTCGGTGATAGACCTAATGTCTTCGTCGCCACCGCCTGGCGTTAGCGCACGTCCTTTGCTATACCACCATTTGCTAAACATTTCGGTTAGTTCTTCATCTGTGGGATCAGCTAAGGCAGCACGGGCACGCGTCAGCAATCCAGCGACGTAGCCAACTGCGCCATCACTTGGCTTGGCGTGCGTTGTTAGGGCTTCAGTCAACACTGCTGGTCACGGTGAAGGACGATTGTTACGACACCGTTTGATCGAGCAAATCGGTACGGTTTCCCGTCGGATTGCGACATTAGCGCAAACATCCGGTCAGAATAATGATTGCCATGAATTGTCCAGCACAAGCGGAAAATATCAAATGGCGCTGATTGGCTTACTAGCGCATGAAAGCCGTTTACCGGAAACAGCAGTACGTACACCAGTCGCAGCCAAATAGGCACAATGCAGCCTTCCGGTGGCCCGAGATCTTCAAGGATGTTTACCCAAAGCTTGCGGCGGTAGTCAGTCATTGAAGCACCTAGTGATGGAGATACCTAAAGAGACACAAGCAAGGCAAAAAGGCGAGGATGGAGATGATCACAAACGGCGAGAAAAGCGGTAGGCCACTTGCGCAACCTACAAGTAACGGTGAGCAGTGTCAAGCGACGGAACCCATCACGCTGCGGTGGCCGTTGTAGTGGCCTACGGCTGCGTAGCTGGTGCTTGGTGCAGCGCTCATCCACCACCAGACCATTTGGCCGATCTTCAACCCAGGCCACAGCGGCAGCGGCAGCAGCTGGCGGGCATTCTTCAGCTCTAGCGTGAGCACACTGCCATGCCATCCCGGATCTGCGTAGCCGGCATGCAGGGCTTCGTAGCCTTCGCGTGCGCGGCTCGACTTCAGGAAGAACAGCCCCGCAACATCCTCCGGCATATTGAACAGCTCCATGGTTTCCGCCAGCACGAACTGCCCAGGCTTCAACCAGTACGGATCATCAGCAGTGCAGTTCGCGATGCTCAGTGGCCGCATTGCTAGATCCTCGGCGGATTCGATCATGATCAGTTCACCAAGCCTTAAGTCAAGGCTTGCGGGATTGATCAAGTCCGGGTGGTAGTTCTCCACCATTCGTTTGGTGGTGATCAGATCACGGATTTGGTGGTCAGCGAGGATCGTCATTCGTCGATTAGGGGTTGCAGAAGGTCGTAGACATCACGGTAGGAGCGACCCTGCCGGATCTCCCAGATGGTGCCGTAGCTGAAGCCGCTGGATCGCGCTAGTTCGTGGGCAGACTCAGGGCTGAGGATGATCAGCGCCGCCTCGCGGTTGGTCATCCTACGGGTTTCGTAGTTGGCGCGACCCAGCAGCTTCGGCCTAGGGCGTGGTTCGGATTCGGGGACGGAAATCGACCACCGATGCGTACAGGTGGTGCATTCGTAGCGGCGGTAGCGGTTGCCATTAGCGCGCCGGCAGGTCATGACAACACGAGCTTCATGGCACCCGCAACTTGGGCAGGTGTTCATTGCCCCTCCAGCTCGGCGATGGCGATGATGTGTTGTGGTCTGGTCATTGGTTTTGCGGTGTTAGCATGTGCAAGCACCCCATTTCAGGGGCGCTGCGGTCAGCCTCGGTGGAGCTGGTGAGGCTGCAAATGACCCCCTTGGTGCGTGAACCCTGGGGGACCAGCCACTCATAGAGGACTCCTGGCTTGCGCCTCCAGTGCATCTAGGTACTCGCGGAGTAGCTTCACGACGCCTTCGCAGTGCGCTTGCTCCAGTTCCGGGTGGAGCTTGCTGGTGCGGTGATAGGCCAGCTCACGAGCAGCGCGCCATTCGGACAGGTGAATGCCGAGCTTCCATTCAAGGACGCTGCAGATGGGGTAGAGGTCGCGGCTCATTGCTGCCCCTTCAGCTCGGCGGCGATGGCGAGGATCTTGGCGCGAGTCGCGCTGCGCACTACTTCGTCAGACCAGCTCAAGCTCCGTGCTTGATTGGAACCCGGCAACGATATGCCAATGCTTGCAAGTGATGTCACCACTTCGTCAGCACTAGCAACTCCAAGCCCCTTCAGCAGTAGAAGGTCAGAATAAGTGAACCACCTTAGATCGCCCAACGTAAATACTGCATGACGCTTAAGGGCATTCTCGGTTCTTGTGCTGAAGTGCAGCGAGTCAATCAGAACATCATCATTGTCTGCCTTCTGAGGCTCTGGCACCACCTGATCCGCAGCAGCCTGCAGTGCGGCGGCGAGGCAGTCGCCGTAATCCACGAACACACCAGGCTCCTCTCTGTTAAAGGCTTCCCAGACAGCAAGGGCGGCAGGGGATAGTTCAGTCATCGGTGCCATCGGCGATAGGTTGATACTGCTAGGCGTTGTGCGCGAGAGTTGCTAGTCATTGATTGGCTCCATGAACATGCGAACGTCACGACCAAAGCCGCAGGTGCCCCAGCGGATGTACCACTTTTTGACCCAAGGTGAGACATTCCCCATCCAAATGCGATCCACGTTGTTGGAGTTGAACCACCAGAACTGACCGATGCGGCCACTTTCAGAGTCAATGTAGAAGTCAGTCATGAACTTGCCCCTCCAGCTCATGGGGCCGCTCTAGGGCGGCGCGTGCTCGAATCACAATGTCTTCAATGCAGTCTTCAGCATTGCGATAGTTACCGCTGCGGTCGATTACGTAGTCATTGACAAACGTGTCTTCCCACCATGCCGCAACTATGGCTCGCAGTTCTTGTGGGTCAATCATGGGATTCGTTGATGCCGTAGATAATCTCAGGGCACATATGTGTGCGCTCAGGGTTGCAGTTGCTAACCCACGAGAGCAGAACGCCCTCGGGGACTGGTGCGGTGTACCTGGCACAGTGCTGCCGCTGGTGGCAGTCGATCCCGTGGCAGCGGGTGATGTCATTCAGCATCATTGCGCTCCGCTGTCATCAGCAGTTGCCGCATGTACCAATCAGCCTTAGCCAGGTCTTCGTTGCGGTTGCCTTTGTGCTCAGCACGCCACAGGTACTTGATGACATTGCCTTTGCAATATGCAATGAACCCGTCATCACCAAGTGCTGCATGTATTGCCTTGATGCATTCAACCCCGCCTTGCTTGTAATGCGGCGGATGGTTCACCATGTCAGTCATGCCATTCTCTCGGGTGGTTGGTGGTGCCAGTCATTTCCATCAGCTGGAGGATGTGTGCGGCAAATGCCGCATGGGTCATCACTGCATGGGTGCCGGGAGGGCGCCCGTAGGACGCCTCCCACCACTCCTTGAATGCAGCTTCAAGGGCGGCTTGGTTCATCAGAACGGGATGTCTTCGTTGGCGGAAGCAGTTGACCGCGGCATGAACTCAAACCGGCTGATGCTCAGTACATGCTTGCTGCGCTTTTCGCCAGTGGTCTTGTCGTTCCATTCCTGCCGGCGGATGTTACCGCTAGCAAGAATGCAGTCCATCTTCTTCAGCTTGTCAACAATAACCTCAGCTGATTTGCCCCATACCTCCACATCAATCGCATTGTTGATGTAGTTGCCGTTCTTGTCCTTGCCTTCCATGATGCCACCGGCAAAGTTGCATACCATGTTGCCGGAATCAAAGGCCCGCAGTTGCGGATCGGAGATGATGCGAATAACGCCAGTTGCGTAGAGACTCATTGTTCAGGGATTCAGTGGGGTGATGCCATTGGCCTCCTCAAAGGCCAGTACAGATGCCAGTGGATACCGCACGCGGCGTTCACCAGCCGGTAAGGCAATGCGCGGGATCACATAATGCGGAGGACCGCTCCCCCGCGCACGCTGGGACTTGATGGTGCTGGGTTTCAGTCCCCAGCGGTGAGCAAGCTGTTCGGTGGTTAGGTACGGTTCAGTCATCAGCAAACGGATCCTCCTCTGCGGTCTCGGCCGCTGGCATCAGCGCCGCCTCGCGGTCCATCGCTAGTGCAGTCAGCTGCTCATATTGCTCAGGGCTGAGCTGCGCCTGGCGCGCCCTCATGCGTTCGTTCACCTTGGCCAGCTCCTCAAGCGTGCTGGCCTTAGCGATAGCAGCCTTGCCGGCCTGGAACAGCTGGGCGTCACCAGCCTGCTGCGCAGGCAGTGCGGCAGGTGCAGGCGCACTGGCAACCGTCACCGCTTCCACCGGCTCAAGTTCAGCCTGCTGCATCTCATCAGTGCTGTAGACACCGCTGAGGTCTGCAGGGAATGCCTTGCGCAACGCCAATGCCTCGGAGCATTTGGCGATCATTGCGGCTGGCATCTTGCTCCAGAGCCCTTGGCCGGCGTTGTAGTCGGCAAACCGCGCGACACCAACGAACGGATGACTGGCACCCTTGCGGTAGATGATGGTTTTGGCAGCAGCCGGCGGCGTCTTGGCGAGCCATACGTCCTGCCACTGGCCGTCTTCGCCGCACCAGAATGTTTCGGAACCATCCAACTGGCCGGTGCGTTCAGCGATGCTGCGCAGGCCGTCGATGCCGGCTTAGATGGTCATCTTGCCACCGCGCTTGATGGCATAGATCTGCTTCGAGAACGGATCCAGCCCAGTGCGTTGGCATGCATAGGCGAACAGTCGCAGTTCATCGTTGCTGCAACCCGGCGCAATGGTGCTGCTGATCAGTTGCGTTTGTTCTGGGGTCCAAAGGGTAAGGGTGTTGGTCATTTAGAAGTCATCAGAGGTGAGGATGGTTGAATCAGGATTCAGCGCCCACCGCGGCAGGCTCAGTGTTTCCACATCAGCGCTGTAGCCGGGCCATTCGCCAGTGGCGCGGCAATCGGCGATCACGCGCATCTCGTGCTGCCGCAGCTCATTGCCGACATCAAGCGCATCGGCATCCAGCTCATACACCGCAACCGGATGCGGGTATGCCTTCTCTACGGCGATGAACAGGAATCGGTCAGCGCCAAGGCCTGCCAGGTAGTGGCTGGCTTGCACATGGTAGCGGAAGGTGGCGATGCTTTTGGCGAAGCCACGCGGTGATGCGTCGGTAGTGGTTTTGACATCCACCACGATGCCGCCATTGAGCCAGTCCGGGCGGCATTTGCACCGCAGGCCGGTGGCGGCATCATCCCACCAAAAGCTCTGCTCAGCCTTGCCATGGGCGAGCAATGCAGCAGCAGCAGGATGCTGACGTACGGCGTTGTTCATGGCGATAGCCAGTGCCCAGTCGCTGTCGCTGACCGCTTCGATGCCGCGTGCGGCGATGTCAGCGGCTTGATCCTTACCTGCTTTGGTATTACGTGGTGCGCAACGGCTGTAGCGCTTAGCCAGCTCGTCCGGTTCAAGCACTGCGCAATGCACCAATGACCCAAGACGCATCGCAGCAGTTGGTTCTACTGGCTGGCGGTTTGGATCCAGGTATCGCGCCCAGTAGTGATACGGCGACTGCGCTACCGCATGCAGGTGGCTGGCGCTGATTGCCGGGTCGGCGTGGTAGTCGGCATTATTCATCGCTTGTTCCAGCTGATGTGATCAGCCGATTGCGTACCGCTATGCGTCGGTTGATGATGCGCTGAACTTTCGATGCCGATCATCGCGAACACTGCAGACGCAACCAATGCACAGATGATGTTGTTGATGTGATCTTTCATTGAAGTCTTCTATTGCGATGTGGTGAACAGGTGCCGTCGCCGTCGCCGTAGCCGTTGCCGGTGCCGTTGCCGTAGCCGTAGCCGTAGCCGGTGCCGTGGCCGTAGCCGTAGCCGTTGCCGTAGCCGTTGCCGTAGCCGTAGCCGTAGCCGTTGCCGTAGCCGTAGCCGGAGCCGTCGCCGTAGCCGTAGCCTGAACCGTCGCCGTAGCCTGAGCCGTAGTCGTAGCCGTCATCGTACCACTCGGCCTGTGTCGTCCATTGCATCATCCGACGCGCCTCCGCGCCTGCTCTATCAGGTCTGCCACAACACAAGTCGGGTGATGACCCGTCA